GAACGGCTTCTTCACCATATCCTTTGGTTAATTCATGATACCGCTGCGTCAAATCGGGACGTGCGCGGGTATTGAATGACCGATCAATTGCTGACTTCATTCTTTCTTGGGTCTTCCTGGCCACATCAAGGGCTCGTAATTTCTCACTCGATAATACGGGCTGTCCTTCAAGGGCGCGAATGTCTTTGCCCAAATCACTTTGTAACCAATGGGCGTTCTCTAAACTGGGGTCTTGGCGATATTTCTTTAACGAAGAACGTGAATACTTCATTTCCCGACCCAATATCGGTGAAATTTTTTGACGAACTGTGTGCTGGGCACCACTTTGCTGGGCCTGATCGAACACTTCCTTGTATCCCTTGCGATACGTCTCGTTGATTTTCTTTTTATCGGCCAGCACATTGTTAACGAGATTCTTGGAACGCAAACCACCAAGACCCGATCCGGCACCCTGTAATACGGCACCCAACGCCCGACCTTCACCCTCGTCCCCGGTTTCACCCAAGGCATATCCGACGGCAGCACCACGCGCAATGTCAGAGCCGACACCCATTTTCCCCAATGGACGGGCAATCTTATTTAATTTTTGGATGCCGGCGAACTTACCCAATCCTGGCCCAACAAATTGTCCTGCCATAAAGGGAAGAGACATTTCGGGGTCAATGTATTGCTCTAAATTGGGGTGGGGAATTCGTTTGTCTGAACCCAATAATTGTGCGGGCAAGTTCAATGCCGACACACCTAAATCGGCTAATCCTTGCGCTGAACCCAATCCGATTGCCTTTGCACCCTCCCATAATTGCTTGGGATAATTTTCTTGAACACGACCGGCGGCTTGCATGATCTGTTCCATGCTCATTTTTTGGGGCGCACCTTGCTGCATCCCGGGCTGCCCTGGCTGCGCCGGTTCTTGCTGTGGTTTCCCATAGCTTTTATATGCAGACTGGTAGTCGTTTAAATCAATAGGCATATTCAACCTCGTCAGGATTATAGTTGCCAAGTTGCAAGGATGATTGTGGCACCATTTCTTCGCCGTACCCATTAAATATGCCGGCATCTTTTGAACCAATCAGCTTTTGGTATGATTCAAGACCGATTTTGCCCAATTTCTCCAAAGAATCTGCATGGATTTCATTGGCCAATTCCTGAATTTCTTTCGGCATGTTATTTTCAAACCATAACAATGATTCTGGCCAACCTTGTTGAATGGCCTTTTCCTGGGCTTTCTTGGCCGACACTGTACCCGTTTGCCCTTGGCTTGTTAACTGCAAGGCTGAGTATTCTGGCAACAGCTTTTTCGCATTGACTGCGAGCGCCAATTTGTAAGCAAGTGCCTTTTTCTCTTGAGGGTCTTGGGTAGCCTTGTATCGATTGTAGTCATTCATCAATTTTACGTTTGAACCCGAACCAATATAAGGTTGTTCCAAGTTCTGGGCGATATAATTTCGTTGGTCACGGGCGATCATGGCATTCATTTGTTTACCCTTAACCTGTGCCGGAACCTGGGCACCTTGGCCCTGGGCTTTTCTTTCCAACGCGGCCCGTAATGCTTGCGTTCTGGGGTCATTTTCGCCATTTTCGGCCATGGATACATTGAAATCTTTTAACAATTTGCCTTCAGGACTGCCCGGCTCACCACCCTTTCCGGCATAGTAATCACCCATTTGACCCTTGTATTTTACTTCCGCCTCACCCAGCATCTTTTTCAGATCGTGCATTTCTTTTTCACGTTCCATTTTCATGGGCATTTGGTACGCCGCGAGCAACTTCATCGGAAGATTTTCAAGTCCCGAATTGTCGTATTTCTGAATGGGAGCATTCAAAAAATTGGGTAAGTTTAATGGAATTGGCACGACTTAACCTCCATACATCTTATTCGCCTGGTATGCACCACTGCCGGCACCGGCAAGATTTCCCAGAAAATTAAGGAAGGAATTTCGTTTACCCATGCTATTTTCATTCTTTTGTTGCTGGCCTTGGAATGCGGCACCCCCTTGGGCACCTAGCGCATTACCCAAATATCCGGCCAGATTGCCGGCGGACTCGTATCCTCGGCCAACCTGATTTTCCAATCCTTGCATACCTTGACCCTGGGCACCCATGACGTTTTGCAAGAATTGTTGCATGTCGCCACCCAATAGACCTTGGATCATCTGCGCCTGACCCATTTGATCATTTTGTGTGCCGGCAAAACCGCCTGATGCTGCCGAGTTCTGGGCACCGCGTAACATCTGCCTTTCTTTGAATTTGTAACCTTCGGATGGGCTGTAATTCTGCATCAAGGCATTAATGTATGCGGTGGGGTCTTGGGACATGCGCTCATACAAGGGATTTAATTGTTGTTGCGCTTGCTGACCCTGGTCGATAAATGGCTGATAACCTTCACGGCCAAATCCGGGGATCTGATTTAAATAAGGCATTGCGGCTTCGGCTGGGTTCTTCCCTGGCCGGCCAAACAATCCATGTTCTAATTTCTGTCCAATACTTTTGAAAAATCCCATAATTCCCTCTATGGATAAGCTGTTGTCGTGAACTGCCTTAATGCGCCATTAATCTTTCCCACAAAAACGGGGCTGGGGGCTGCGTCAGACACGTACCATATTGTACCATCTGGCATTAAATTCAGTAGGCTTGTCAATGACCCATCCGGGGCCACAACGACGTTTGTGGTCAATTGTGCGTTGGTTACCGACGAAATGACGTTCCCATTTGGGCCGGCACCATTTAATAAAACCTGATTCAGTTCCCGTTGGTAATTTTCCTGGGTCGTCTCGCCACCCTTTGTGAAGACCGGTATATTCATTATTTGATCTCCAAATACGCATTGTTAACCACAAATTGATGGTGTCCCCAAAACCGGAACTTAAACGTAATTATATTGCACGCACCTAACCTATTCCAATTCATGATGTTTTTACGGTAACCCAAGGGGTTCATGGGATAGGTGACGGTATTACTCCATGTGACGGCCCCGTCTGTGGATATGCTTAAATCGACCCGTGGCAGGTATGGAATCGTGGTGGTAGTACCTTCAATGACGATATATGTTTGCCCGTCCTCTGCCACCACAAACGCCTCTGAGGGGTTATTCGTTTGTTCCGTCACAATATATCCGATACCAGAATTTTGATATTCCGGGTCGGTTCCCTGCTCGATGGTTAAGGTCAGGCGGTTGGCAATGAATCGATCGGAATCATCCTGGGCATAATTTTCGGTAATCCGAATTCGCTGCATGTCGTATATGTTGTCTGCTGAGAATCCGACAATATTTTCATCGATAACCGTAATATCAGAATTAATTCGGTAAAGCCGACCATTATTAAGCGAAACAAAGTAATTTTGTTGGTTGATGTACGCATATTGCCTCGCCGGGTGGTAATTAAGGTACTGGTCACTTAAATTGAAGAACTTTTGGGTATTAAAGTCGTACATGTACGTGACATTGTCGGCACTGTTAAAAAAGGTCAGTTGGTAGATTAAATGGCCGTCGACCCGGATAAATGCGGCGGTCGAATCCGTTGGTACTGTAATCTTGCCCATCTCATAGGCGATACCGTCCGTCGTTATACTGGTCGCCCCTTGACCGCTGTAGACCATGATAACCGGGGAATTGAATTCATTGACACCCAACCAAGCAATGAATTGATCGGCAGCATCAATTGTTGAGACACTCAAGCACCCATAATCGACTGAGACAGAATTGACGCGTTGATAATTGAGAATGCCGCCCACTTGTTGATGGACTTCGCACACCGCGGTTCCGAACACCAATACGTTTGCTGACTGGCTTGGAATCCTTTTCACGGCGATGGCATAATCTGGTTTGGTTTGCAGCGCTAATTGAGTGGCCTGCACAATTGTTGTGTCGGTACTAAAGCTGTATGCGTACCAAGCCGCCCCATTACCCGATGTGTTCCCATTCCCAAAGAGGAAGAATGTATTGTGGTACGCCACGTAATTGGGAATTAATGTGCCGGACAATGACTGCACGGTCAGATTGGGAGCCAGCGCATGGTTATAAATGTAAGCATTTACCCCATCAACGATGCAAATCTGGTTATTGAGGTTCTCATCCATGAACACTTCGCCCGTATTACTGGCCAGTGTTCCAATTAAAATATAACCAAGACTTGGATTAATGCGATAAACGTTTGCGTTAATAACGGCCAGCATGAAATTGCCGCGGATACTGCGAAAAATGCCACGCCCAGAACCCGAAGACAGAATTTCCGACACGGCCCTGTATCCAGGAAAGGGAATAAGCCAACGTTCCGCCGAATCGTTTTCACCGGATTCCGACATGTACATGTTGTACGTGCGCGATGACGACATCTTCGAGTATCGTCCGAAGGCACTTGACCCCACTACACTGATGGGGATTTGCTGGGAACCGGTCTTTTTGCTCATTTAAATCCATTGTTGATTAGGGAACAGTCCAGGATTTCCCGAGGTTAATTTGTCCATAGTTAAGTGCCTGACCAGAAACGAGGGTGGATATTTTCTGAAGTTTGAGATCCATTTGCTGGGACTGCTTGGATATGATGCCCTCGTAATATTTAACCTGCTCTCTTAATTTTGCCGACACATCATAATCGTAATTGACGCAGATACGTTGGGCTAACATGTATTTGAGGTAATTGATGTAAAACTGGTCGTAGGTGAGTAATAAATCGGTATTCAATGCCACAGCCGTTAAACCAAACAGACCCCACAATTCCATTGGATAGACCTGGTTTGGAAGAAAGTACATATACAAATCGGCCCCATTTAATTGGCGCTCGACATGGTACATAAGGGGTAACGAACTGATGTTGTTTGCACGGGGCGTACTGAAGTACTCGATACGCTGGGTTTCATTCATCTGGTAACGGATGGTATCGAGGGTAAACGTCAAACTGTCCACTTCGATAAGACCGGGGATTGTGTATTTCTCTTGTCCCGCCACCGTATTAAAAGTGTATTTGGTAAAATACGAGAGCATGTCATCGGCAACCCTCGTATCTCCCAAAATTTCATTTAGATAATCCAATCCTTCTTGGAATTGAGTGCCGGACACCGTTTGAAACTCACGCGCCACAATACCGGATGTATAAAACGCGTTGTTGATCAGTTTCGTAACGGTGTACGACATTCTTCAACCCCTTACAATTGGTCGACATACCCGTTTAACAAGAACACCACTGCGTCACTTGCAGAGCTTGTGGCATAAAGAATGGTGACCTTGCTTAAGATAGTCAGTGCGGCGATCTGTGTAGCATTAGGCAGCGAACAGGGAACACGCACAACACCCACTTGCGCACTTCCGGTTGCGGCGCCAGAGAATGCGACCATAGAGCCGACGCAAGCCGTGGTTCCGTTATCAATGGTTGGAGGTGCCAAGTAAAGCACGTTGTTGGCAGAGTTAGGAGTGAACGCAACGTCAAGGATACAATCAACGGCCAATTGAGGAACCAGACTTATTAACAATCCAAGGTTCACGTAAGAGGTTGAACCGCCGGTGCCACTGGAAGGAATGACCACACCCTTGGTGCTTGGGCCGGTGCCTGGATCGTACCACATTTCGCGGGAATTTCCTGAACCGACTTGCATAAAGGGACGAACGTGCGATCCGCTGTCGATAGAAATTGCGCCAATACGACGATACATGTCGTACCCAAAAGGAAGGGTGGGTTGGCTAGCGCTTAAGGACAGTAGGCAACCATTGGTACGAAACCCAGTGGAATCGCCAATGGCATAGACATTGTACATGGTGGAAGCGGCAATGGTGCCGGTATCCAAGGCATTCACAACACCACTTGAACTAATGCTGACGCTGCATGCACTTGAGATAACAATGTCATTTATATTACCGGAATCACGTACTTGGCCGGCACTCACACTAATGGCTGTGGTGCTGACCCAACTTAAATTACAGCCGTTTACATAAAGTAAGCCATCATTTACGACGGGGGTATTTGGTACACTACTCATTTCAATTTCCTTTTATTCCGTTAAAAAAGCGGGGGCCATGGAAAACCCCCTAAGTTCCTTTGGAGAATTACAGCGGGAAAATGATCGCCATGCTGTTTTCAGGGACAAGAGTCGAACCCCAAATACAATCGTGAACCATCCCCATGGCATTTAACCCGAATTGCGCACCGTAATACTGACGTAATGCCACCCCGGTATCGGAATCGTATGCGTTTCCGGTAGGAAATGGTGTTTGATCAGGAAGTGCGGGCATCGCCAAGAACAGCGGATTACCGGAACAAATCAACCCGGCACGATGACTTGGTAATGCTTTAACCTGCATACCGGCCACAATTGGGGTGTTTATGTTCTGGGTATTCACTGAATTGACCTGCAATGCGGGGGTGATGGATACGGTAACGTGACCGGAACCATCGGATGCGGCAGCAGCAGTCGCGGCGAATTGGACAGGGTTTTGAGATACCTTATGTCCGACGAAGGTCAGATAACGCAAATTGGTGTAATTCGCAATATCTTGGAACTGGAACTTATCGTATAAGAACACCGCACTCGCATCGGATGTGCCGGCACCACTAAATGTAATGCTGGTCACAGCGCCTAGAGAATCAAGGGTGGTGCTGATTACCGTAAGGGTTGTTCCGTTTACGCCGACATTTCCCGAATAGTGAATGGGTAACAAGTTGGATTGATACCAGTCACATTTGGAGAACATACCGACTTCCCAAGAATTGGCGATCTTGTTGTTTCGGTCGAGGGCGAATTGGTTCAGACCGCTGTTTACGATGGCAGCCACGGCAATATCACTTAAATAACCTTTCACGTTACTTCCGATAGCGCCATAGTTTCTGAAGAATGCCAACGCACTGGCCAATTGACCGTATGAATTGATTGGGGACACACCGTCGCCGTAGAACCTGTACGTGTTACTTACGCAATTTAACGCAACGTTGGATTCGATTTGGGCACCCAATTCGATGATGGCTGCCTTACCAAATCTTTCCATATAGTCTTTAACGTTGAAGATAAATTGTTGGGCGGTGAACTCATACGAAACGGATTGTTGTTGATCAACAACCAAGTTTTGTACGCGTTGATCAGCCGGCTGGAATGAGGCAACCAAAGAATTGGTTGTGGTCATTCTTGGAGGAAGATCGAAGGAGACCGTCGAGCCAAGTTGGGCCTCTAGCTGATTGAAGTTCTTGAATTTTGTGTTAGCTGTCCCAATAAAACAATTTAAATTTTGCATAAATGCAAGGCCACTTAACTGATATGTTATGACCTGCTGAAGAATATTTGCTGGCACACTCATTGTGTTTCATCCTTGTAAAATCCGTTTACCAAGGTGAGACAGGTTGAGTAACGTTTAGCCTCTCAGCCAATCCGCGTTCTTGTAATCACGCAACGTCATCTCGCCCGTGTCCGCACCGACACTAGAACTTGATTTCAGGCGTGGAAGTGGTTCACGTGGACTGACGTTTCCTTGCACTGCTTGCTGATTTTTGACAATTGATTGAGACAGTTTTTCCATCTCTTTCTTTGCCATCTTCGGCGAATGCATCGCAAGATCGTTAAGGTGAGTCAATTTTGTTGGGTTTCTGGCCAGTTCGTACATGATGCCCGCTGTGTCCAGTGGCTGTCCGTCCGATCCGTTTTCTGCCGCCAAAAATGCGACTCTTGGAAAGGCGTGTGGTTCGAAATCCTGCATGACTTCTTCAAAATCTGAGTACTTGTCTTTGCCGGCACCCATTTTCAGATAAAAATCATCCGCGGCTCTCTGTAAATCCTCGCGTTCCTTTGCGGCGTGGGCTTCTTGCGCTTTCTTTTCCTCTTGGGCATCCATTTCTTGCGCTTTCTGCATGATGTGATTTAACACCTCTTGCTTGATCGCATCCATGTCTGGCCCTTGAGACATGCCGCCCATTTGCTGGGGCTGCATCTTTTGCGCCATTTCGGCTTCCATTTCGCGCCGTACTCGCTCGGCAACCTGCGCTTTTTCCCTCTTAACTATGTCATTTACTTGGCTCTGTGGAAGCATCTTCTCTTCTACAGGTGCCATCACGTCCTGTGTTACTTCATCCATAAAATCCGCTATTTCCCCGCGACGGTGTGTCCTGCGTATCGCTTGCAGTATGCGTTTGACATTCCTTGTCAAAAGAGTGTGTCGGCCCCGGTTTAGCTGTCCGGTACAGTGAGGTGGGGGTCTTTAAGAATGCACGTCCTGTGCTAAATTCCTTCCATGCTCAATTTGAGCCTAGCATATCCATAGAAACGCGCAAGGCTCGTTCGATGACTTATTTAACAAACGAAACCCGGCACAAAATTGATGAGGTTTCGTTTCTTTGACAAATGTCCACCCCTGACGGTGCAAAAATTATGTACCGTCAGGAGGTTTCCCAAAACATCACAGCTAATGTCACAATGTGAGAAAATTACATTAGCCGTGATGTTTTTTATGACTATTGAGTGTCTATATGGCAAAAGTGGGTCAAAATGGTCAGTTTTGCCATAACATAACCGCAAATGGTAAAATGACCTTCACCAAAATAAATATTGGATAGGTTTTTGGTCATTTTAGGAGTACGCGCATAACATACAGATCAATTGGATTGGCGAAATATGTGATGCCTCGGCAAAGTTGCTGGGGAAATATGGGACATGGCTGTCGATAAAGAAAAACCGCTGGTACTTTATTGTCCATACGGTTTGTTGCATCTACTGGGTTGGGATTAACTTACATCGGAATCTTTACGCCCAGGCATTGTTTACCATACCGACAATTGCCCTTCACTTGTATGGGTTCTATACCTGGGGGAAAAAGAAGGACGATTGATTATTTTTTACCCTTTTTTAATACCTTTCTGGCTTTCGCTTTGACCTTATCGGCAGCGCTGGCGGATATGTTGCCTTTATTTTCTTGCTGGGCAACACGGGCCAGGGCATTTTTGGCATGATTCTTGTCATTAATTGGGTATTTTCGATCGCTCGGCTCTGCAAACGACGATTTCGGTAACTTATTTCTTGCTTTCGAACTTAACTTGGCCATCATCTGACTCCCTGATTAATTGTGCCGGCACTTTCCATAAATCCATCAACCGAATTACCTTCGGACTTCCTAAAATCTCGTTGCGCATATTTTTGTACACGCGCTCTTTACGAACCTCTTCCTTCTTTCGATACATCCACAAAATCCTTTGGCAAGAACCCCATGTCTTTTATTAATTTGGTTATCCGACTTTCTGATACCGCGTTCGAACGTAGGATCATGCACACCAATCGAATGGCCTTGCGTATCTCGACCGAATCCATTGTCGACCAATCAAACCATGGCTGGGAAAATGGATTACTCGGACTTTTCTTCTCTTTCTTCTCTCTTGGCATCGATGTGTTCCTGATTTAACCGTAACGCGAACTCGACGGCATCTTGGGCGGCTTTGCTGGCTACCTTTTCGCCTTCCAACTGCAATTTGCCTTGGCTTAATTCGATTTCATTCATGATTTGCATGACCTGGGCTTCGGTCTTTTGCTGCTCGATGGCGACCTTGGCAGAACTGACGGCCAACTCACCTTCGGCACGCTCGCGTTGCTGCTCAACCTTGGCTTGCTCAACTTCCATGGCCATTTTCAACATCTCTTGTTGTGGGTCTGGCTGCTGGGATTGGGCTTCTTGTTGCTGCTTCATGGCTTGCATGAACTTGCCGGCACGTACTTTCAATTCGTCGATTCCTCTAATATCGAGGTTATCCATCAAGGTTTCGAGTCCCTCGGTGTTAATGAATTCGGCGAACAATGGGCTGGCTTGCATCATGCGGATGATTTGGTCTAACGCGACCTGTTTTTGCATGGAGGTATTGACGCCGGCTTCGACTTTGACGTCCAACTCTTGAGGCTGATAACCCATCTTGATGCTGTTCGGATCTTCGTCGTTATTGATAATTTGATAACTGCGCTTTCCGTCGGGAGTCATGATTGGTAAGGAACGGGGCGTTACATAATATTTGGGGATCAAATCCAAGAGAATGACCGCCACCCGGTTCAGTGCCTGGATGTAACTCACCAAATATGGTGTGCTGGCTGTTGCTGACTGGATTGCGCCATTGCTGATCGCAACACCCGACACATCTTTATCGTTAATGCCCAATACGCTGTCGTATGCCCCTAAAATGGCCTGGGTCACTCTGTCAGCACCCATAAACGTATTTTCAACAATGGGAGGGGTTGGGGTACGTTGAATTTCCATTGGAGGGGGAAGCGGGGTATTTGTATCGCCTTTCAAGAACGCGTGATACATCAATGTGTCGGCTTGTTGTACGTTCCGGTAAGCTTCCATAAAGTCATCGGGGATGGATTCAACGGCAACCTTGAATTTATGTTGCACCATGTTTTCAACTTCCGCACCCACGGTCTGGCCACAAAAGTTCTTTAATTGTTGGATGCCCTTGGCGTGGTAGGGATATGGGCGCGTCATCTGGCAAGAGGCACCCGTGACGGTATCACTTACGTCGATGGAATTTCCGTCCACGAATACAAGGGGCAGGTATTTGTAATCGGTTTCGTCATACGACAGTATCTTGTTTTCACAGAAACGATACCGCACAATGGTTTCCATTTCGGTCACCCTGGCCGACACAATCACTGGGGGTTGCTCGATGAATCCCTTGGCTTCCCATCTCTCCAACAGTTCCTCGTAATGCTTTTCGGTAACGACGTGGCCCGTGGAGATTTTGACGATTTTGACCTTTTTCTTTTTCTTTTCGAAGAACTCACAAACCAGAATAACATCCTGCTGTTGCTGGGGATATGTCCAGTTAAATGACCCCACATCGCGACAAAATCGCATCTCCTCTGCCATTCCCTTACCGAATTCAACCTCGAATTCTTCTTTTGTGCGAGGGAATAATTCACCACAATAATTTCCGTCACCTTTATGCGGTTCACGGGCCATTGGATCGAAAAAGGTTAAGGTCGGATCGAAAACGCGCTGGACATAAATCTTTTGATCAAATGACAACTCGTTAATGTAATCATTGAATACCTTCATGACGGAGAATCCCCCGCCCAACTGGTCGGTATGCACACGGTATGCCAATCCCTCGTTTTCGGAGTCCAGAATTGAGGCCCGCATGTGATTTTCCAGCATCTTGGACGTGGCAAGGAATTCATCGGTCATTTTAACGAGGGGAACACCGTCGGCTGCCCTGACCATAATGGACGGCTCTTGCTTGGCGAACTCCCCGCGTAGGCGCGATATAATCGATTCCAGCACATTAAATTCGAGTGTCGGTTTCTTGAGGGCTTTTAATTTCTCGACGTCTTCATTGGTTAATGATGTGTCGAAAATGAACCGCATGAACTCTTTAAACCGCTCGGAATTCTTACGCCAATACTGGTACGAATTTTCGACCTTCTTCTTTAATTCATTTAACTTGCTTCCACTTTCGTTTAACTCTTTTAACTTTTTTAAACGCTTATCTGTGGAGCCATCCGTTTTGATTGCCATATGCTCGCGTCCTTGCTGCAAATCGGTTGTTCATCTCTTGGGCCATTGACTTAACTATATGCGAACCATCCTGGTTTTGAGATATGTTAAGGGTCTTATCAATTAGAGTTAGTTTTATGGCATCATACATCGTGTCGCATAAATCATCGTGTCGGTGGGTGTCGTTGGCCGTTATCTTCATCATGTGATTAATGAATGTGTCGGTGTGCTTCGCCCCTTTTGTAAAGGATACCAGTTTTGACGCAATGATGGGCTGCATCTCCAAGTAACGGTCAGTTTTGGAACCCGACGCCTTGGTACGCTTGACCTCGCGTATCGATAACCCCCGCATATCTTGTAACACACTACATAATGTGACGCCGGTACTCTTCTTTTCGATGGCTGCAATTAACGGTTTGACTTTGTGCAACATGCAATCGCCATAAAAGGACATAAATTCGGCGCGTAGGTCTTTGGGTTCAATCCGTAATTCTACGGCATCTAAAGAGTGTAGGCCAGTTTGACCCGTTTTAATGCCCATCTCTTCTATCTCATACAGGCCCCAAAACGAGAATGCCGTAGCGTCATTATAGGATTTATTGGTCTCGGCGGTATCGGCAGTGATGAATGTCAGCAATATTTCGGGTTCTTCATCTAACAAAACAAAGTTTTCGGGTTTAAAGAGGGCACCGCCCGCCGGTATTGGGTTCTGTTGGTATTGAGAGGCGAACACATACGGGTTTTTCTCTTGCTGTTCGAGTAACTGGGACAATGGGTTAACTTCGGGGTATAACGCGTTACCAGCCTCATCGAGCGCCTTTAATACGACCGGTTTCCATACCCGCACATCTTTTCCAGATAAGAGATATGCCGGCAAATCATCTTCGTGCAACCGCTGCCCGATGTATATCATGGCGACGTTGGGGGCACGTGGACGCTGCAAAATGGTTTCTCGGTAATTCTGTATCACCGACTGACGAACGGTATCTGAATGGACTTCACCGGGCTTGTGACAGTCATCCATGATTACGCAACCTGTAAAATGTTCTGAATGGGGCAAACCGGCATCCTGACCCGTGATTGACCCGCTGGAACCAAACGCCTTGACCGACGCGCCCTGTTCTGTCTGAAAGAAGTCTTTTGCCCGGGAATCTGACCGTACTTTGATACCGAAAAGCTCTTTATATTGCCGGCACTCAATTATTTGTTTGATAAACGCCGTGTGCTTACTGGCCAACTCATGCGAATAACTGATGTATAGATATTGGGAATTCTGGAACTTTGCCATCGTCCAAGCCACAAACATGGACAAAAGGGTAGATTTGCCCGATCCGGGGGGCACTTGAATGCTTAATGCGTTGCACTGCATCCTAAAAACAAGCGTCAGTTCCTTGGCAATTGTGATGAAATGAGACTCGCGACCCGGGGGATTGGAGATAATGAACGGTTTTCCGGTCACCAATGGGAAAAATGTCTGCACAAAGAGCAAAAATGACCCCAATAATTCGGCCTTTAACTCTTCTACTTCGTCATTTCTTGCCGGGGAAGACATAATCGTCAATCAATCCTTCGATTTCCGCTTCGTGATGTAGATAATATACCGCATAACAACAAAGTCGGCTTGCATATTTCCCAATGTACGTGATGGTGCTTTTTCCGTGTTCACCGCTTTCCTGGTCATGACAGGCGTCACAACAGACATACGGGGCATTGACTGCTTTCAATATTTCACTGCATCGAACGGGGATATATTTTGCCACGAAAATTCCCTTTTTGGCCGGCACACCTTTCATGATATATCAATGACGATTGATTGTTTAGGTGTAATGACATATGATATGCAAATCACTTCTTGGAATGGAGATATAACAAATGAAAGACAAATACGTAATACTAAAAGACACTACCCCAAATGACCTTCAATATGCCGTTAATAAGTATATCGGGAAAGGGTATGAACCCCATGGGCCACTCATTCAATTTGAGGGCTATGTGTTACAGGCCGTTATAACCCATCAAGATTTTGACGAAGTTGAAGAGGTTGCACGCGGAAAATATCTGTTTACCTGTCCAAAATGCTCTGACTAACCAATGATAGTCGCGGTAGTAACGTTCATGGTGCTTATGATGGTTGGCTATTTCTTTTTCATACATTTTTTGTGCTGGCTATTTTACTATCGCGATCAATTTCCTGGAATAAAGGGAATTTTCACAAATTTTTATATAAAAGAGTAATTCGATGATTGACGATTTCGAATCCGGCCAATGTACATGGAGATATGCGCAATGACCAAAAAATATATCCTCGACAATGAGGGTAATCCCGTCGCGTGCAACGACCTGATGGTATGGGGCACATGGATGGAAGAAAGATCGACCATCTTGCAGCGGATTTTATCCCGCACAATGCTTAAAACAAATCCTGACGTATATGTGTCTACCGTGTTCCTTGGACTGGATCACAATCATGGATTTTCTGACGAATCCCGACCCATATTGTGGGAATCAATGGTATTCGGTGGCGAATCTAGTGGAGAGCAAGAACGATATTGCACAAAAGAGGAAGCCATCGCCGGTCATTTAAAGCTCGTTGATGAACAAAGGAAGTTATTAACCAATGATTGATGATGAATTGATGAACGCGTTGCACACCACATTTGCTTGCCATCTGGAACGTAAACAAGAAATGTCGGGGCATGTCGTGATTGCAACGTTGCTGGCATATGTAGTGTCTGAGTTATCACACGGTCTTCTTGCTAGGCCAGAACATATGAAGGCAAACAAAGAAAATATGGTTAACGCGTTTAAAATATTGCTGGATTCTGTCAAAGAGGATACGAAACATTAAAGAGACTAAGGAACATGGATGAAGAACAAGTTTTTAAAGTTACACGACATTAAGCAGCTTACCAAGGTTTCGGGATCAAAGGTCTATCAGTTGGTGGAAAGCAACCAGTTTCCAAAGCCAATAAAGATAGGTAAACGTTCCGTGCGATGGATTCGTGAAGAGGTTAACGAATGGGTGAAAGGAAAAACGGAAGTAGAGCAGGAGCCAACAATGCGATTTGACGACAATCATACAAAACCAGTTGAAGTGACCAAAGGACAAGCCGAAGCAATTAAAAAAAGTTGTAATGAAGCGCTTAAAAAAGAATTCAATGAAGACGCAGCGCATTTGGGTGATTTCATTGATGACATCTTAGACAGAACGATCCATGTGTATAAGCAAAGCGAGGGATACGCGTATCCGTTTGTGGAACTTTACCCAAAAAATATGGCGGTTTGCGTTAGATATATGGGTTTAAAGATAGATTATGCACCGGGCGACTTCGCGACTATAGAAGGGCCAAAAGGGGTTCGCGTCACAATTTCTGAGAAACTTGATATGCAACACATTGTTATTGGATTGGCTGCTGCTCTTAACTCGTGGAAAATGTTAGAGATCATGGAAAAAGAAAAGAAAGTTAACACATGCACAAAGTAGCTTAATTATGGCAAAGCAATCGACCCATAATCTTTGGTTGCCGGTTCGAATCCGGCCTTTGTGCGCTTGATAGGAGACAGTAATGGATAGATACATTTGGGTTAAACACGCAGACGGCGCACCGTTCCGTAAAGAGATTAATGAAAAGTTGGCGCAAGGGTACAAATTGGCCGGCACCATTATTTCGGTTGAAGGGGCGACATACCGATACATTCAACCAATGATCATGCCCGAAAAGAAATGGAAGGAACTTCAAAAAGAAATAGGGGTTGTATTGCATGGGAAAAATGGCGACTTTACTCTTTACTCGCGAGATTGTGGGATCATAGTGACGAACGAACGTTTGGGAATTTGCGTAGAGTTACCCCATTATGCTGCAACCGATCTGTGGCCATTATTTAAATTGTACTCTGAAGAGTTTGCGAGGAAAAAGTAATGTTTAGATTAATATGTTTTGGACTTTGTTGCGTATCTTTCGGGTGGACTACGGCTTATGTGATCAACCATAGGCACGTGTTATCAAACGGAACGGTTTGCGGTATCAGTTTATTGGGAATTCTGACCACATTCGTTACTTGTTGCGTAACAT